AAAACATCAAGATGAGTTTAAAAATTTTAAACCCTAATGAAACAGGTAGGGGAATATTAATAGAATATGATGCGGGATTTATTTCCCCAAAGACTGAGAGTAATTCTTACATTATGGAATCTAAAAGTTTTTTAGACCATTCTAAACCATTCGAATTTTACGCAGTTTTACAAAAATACAATACACCAAACAGAAATGGTAGAGTTTATCCTGAACGTATTTTAAAACGTGAAGCGGATAACTACAAAAAAATGATTGATAAAGGGGTGGCACTTTCAGAGTTAAACCACCCTGAATCTTCTTTAATTGATTTGGACCGTGTTTCACATATGATTACAGAAGTATGGTGGGAAGGTAATGTATTAATGGGTAAATTAAAATTACTTACAAGCCCAGGATTTCACGAGAGAGGTATTGTATCAACTAAAGGTGATATGGCGGCTAACTACCTAAGACAAGGTGTTACTTTAGGTATTTCATCAAGAGGGGTTGGTTCACTTAAAAAAGTCGGAGAACAAAATGAAGTTCAAGATGATTTCGAATTAATTTGTTTTGACTTAGTATCATCACCGTCAACACCGGGGGCTTATTTATTCTTAGACCCTAACGATAGAATGAAGTTTGATGAAAACATCGAAGAAGAAAATCAATCAAGAAAAGAAAAAGAATTAGAAGGAGGTAATAAATCGCTTGACTTAATGAAGAAATTGAACGATTATTTGGGAAACAGATAAAAACAATTAATTTATGGAACAAGGAGAAAAATATTTCGTAGCTAAAATTTGCTCTGATTTGTTAGATGCAGAATCAGGAAAAGTTAAAAAACTAAGAGAAGAAAAATTAGTAAAAGGTTATAGTCCGACTGACGTTGAGGCGAAAGTTACCAAAGTATATGAGAATTATACAATGGATTGGAGGATAACAGGTATTGTTGAAAGCAAAATAGATGAAGTGATAGAAGATTAATTTTAAAATTCAATAATGTAAAAGGAGGGATTATATCTCTCCTTTTTTTTATGCCTAAAAATTTTTTTATTAAAAATTTAACAAGATATTAAAAATATTTGACACAGTAAATCCCAAAATTAAGTTTTTTTTAAAAATGGTAATATTTATTAAGAAATAAAACAAACATTTTTAAATGGCAAAAGAAAACTCTTTAGTAGAAGACGCATTTATCCAAATGAAAAACTTGGAAGAAGCCGTCGCAGAAAACGCAAAAGGAATACTTGCTTCAACAATGAAAGCAGAAATCAAAGAATTGGTAAAAGAGTCTCTATTCGAACAAGAAGATGAGATTGAAGACACAGATGTTGAAATGGATGTAGAAGATGATGTGGAAGACACAGATTTAGACGCAGATATGGATATTGATAATCTTGACATTGATTCTCAAGGAGAAGAGGACTTTGATATGGAAATGGACGATGAAGAACCGATTGATTTAACTGGCGATGATGTTAGTGATGAAGAAGTTTTAAGAGTTTTCCAATTAATGGGTCCTGAAGACGAGGTAATCGTTAAAAAAGATAACGAGGGGAATATCAGTTTAAAAGATAATTCAACAAACAAAGAATATATGATAGTACAAGAATCAGATGAGGAAATGGAAAATGAAGAAATGTTTGAATGGGATGATTTAGAAGAACAAGATGAAATGAATTTGGACTCTCTTGAAGAAGAAGATGAAATGAATTTTGACGAGGAAGACGATGTTGACTCGATTGTTGAAAGATTGTTTAATGAACAAGACGATATGTCAGGTCTTGACGAATTCGAAGATGTTGATGATTTAGAAGAAGACGATAACGTTATGTACGAAATCGAAATGGATGAAGAAGACGTTGAAGAAGAAGATGAAGAACCTGTAATGGAATCTAAAAACTCTATCAAACCAAAAGGTGTTGGTATGGGTAAACCAAAATTCAACTATGATTCTAAACCAAATCAAGGTAAAGGTTTCGCAACAAAAAGAAAAGAAGGTCCTAAGTCAGTAGGTACAGGTAACGCTAAAAAAGGTTTCTCTTATAAAGATGGTGAAAATTTAGATGGTGAATTTAAAGTTAAACCTAAAAAAGTAGAAGCTAAAGAAGCTGCAAGAACTAAAGCTAATGGGTCTAATTTCAGAAAAGGTGGTTTACCAAAACCAAGAGCACATTCTTCATTTAATACCGCTATCAAAGAAAGTGAAAATAGAAAAGAATTACAAATTCTTAGAGAGAAAAACGAAGAATACAGAAAAGCACTTAATGTATTTAGAAATAAACTTAATGAAGTTGCAGTATTCAATTCAAACTTAGCTTACGCTACTCGTTTGTTCACTGAACATACAACAACTAAACAAGAGAAAATAAATATTTTAAGACGTTTTGATTCTGTAGAAACAATTAAAGAATCTAAGAACTTATTCCAATCTCTTAAAGAAGAGTTATCAGGAAATAATTCAAAACCAATCAACGAATCAATCGAAAGAACAATTGACAAATCACCTTCTACAGGGTCAGCGGTTAATTTGATTGAATCAAAAACGTATGAAAATCCACAATTCCTTAGAATGAAAGATTTGATGACGAAAATAAAATAAAAATAAACTAAAAACAAATAAAAAACAAAAACTAAAAATGGGAGCATTATTAGAATCAGGTCTTGTAGGTAACATCGGGTTAAAACACCTTAAAGTTATCAAAGAAGATACAATCAACAAATGGGACAAATTAGGTTTCTTAGAAGACTTATCAGGTCACTTAAAAGAAAACGTAGCTCAATTATATGAGAATCAAGCGTCTTTCTTAATTAACGAGGCAACTTCAGAAGGTTCAAACGGAGCGTTTGAAACTGTAGTTTTCCCTATCGTTAGACGTGTATTCTCTAAATTATTAGCGAATGATATCGTTTCTGTACAAGCAATGAACTTACCAATCGGTAAATTGTTCTACTTCGTACCTAAAATTCAAGGTTACAACAATGGTAACGAACACTTTAAACCATTTGGAGCTCCGGACGGACCTGCATCAGTAGGTGCTGGATATGGTGATGGTTCTACTTATGGTAACAAAAATCTTTATGATTTATTTTATGAAGGTGCTGAACCAGGATTGGACCCAGCAGGTTTGTTCGATTACTCAAAAGGTTCTTTTGAAGTAATTACTGCAGACACAAGAGTTCAAATTTGGTCAGGTTCTGAATTAGTTGACCAAACTGACCAATTAGATGGTGAAACTGTAAGAAAAGTAATTATCAAATTATCAGGTTTTGCTGAAACAGGAGCGGGTAAATTAATCGGACCTAACGGTAACGAAATGGATACTGAAGAATTTTTATCTGACTTAATCATCACTAAAGGTGCTGGTTTATCAATCGACGTTGATTCAGCTTGTGCGGTTGCCGCTAACACACCATTATTATTTAGAGTTGTTACACAACAATATGGTAAAGGTATCGTTCAATATGGTAACACAGTTAATACAACATTCGCAACTACAGGAAATGGTGGTTCATTCAAAAATATTTGTGACGCAAATGGTTTCATCTATTTAGAAGTGGATTTATCTTGTCCAGCTTGTGTTGGTTGTGGTGCTGACACATTAGATGGTTACACAGGAACAACTATCGTTTCTGCAGACACTACTGACTCTTTCGTAGCAGTATTTAAACGTTACGAAGAATTAGAATTCGAAGACAGAATTGGTGAGGTATCTTTTGACTTAGAGTCAGTTACAGTATCAGTTACTGAAAGAAAATTAAGAGCACAATGGTCACCTGAGTTAGCTCAAGACGTTGCGGCTTTCCATAACATCGACGCTGAGGCTGAGTTAACTGCATTGTTATCTGAACAAGTTGCGGCTGAGATTGACCGTGAAATTTTACGTGACTTACGTAAAGGAGCGGCTTGGAATTTACGTTGGGATTACAACGGATGGAGAAGAATCCAACAAACAACATCTTATACTCAAAAAGATTGGAATCAAACGTTGATTACGGCTATTAACCAATTATCAGCACAAATTCACAAATCTACATTGAGAGGTGGAGCTAACTGGATTGTTGTTTCTTCTGAAGTTTCAGCTATCTTTGACGATTTAGAATACTTCCACGTATCTAACGCGTCTCCTGAGCAAGACCAATACAATATGGGTATTGAAAGAGTTGGTACATTAGCAGGTCGTTACCAAGTTTACCGTGACCCTTACTTCCCAGCTAACACAGTGTTAGTAGGAC